TATTACAAGACCAAATTGATTTAGCTATTCAAGAAGATGGTAAAATTCCAATGGCTCTTGTAGAAGCGAGTAATACTGCTCGCAAAGAATATAATGACTGCGTTAATCGCCAACAAAAATTAAATAACGATCTTAAAGTAAAGCGCAGTGAAAGACTTAGCAAACAAGTTAAAGAAACAGCCTCAGTTATTAATCTTGTACAAATGTGGAAAGAAGAAGAGAGTAGAGCAAAACTATTAAAAATGGCAGAAATGAGAAAACAAGTTGTAGAAAAAGAAATCGACAGACTATCTACAATGGACGAAGTTAAATGTAAAATTTTGGGAATTTCTAGAGACGAAATATTGAACGGATAATTTATGTCAGTTATATGTAAAGTTGATGGTAAAGAATTTAGAGACGATAAAGCTCTTCATATGGCTTTAAAAGGATACGGTCTTAATAAAGTTAAATATTATCAAAAGTATTTTGAGCGCAGAGACTTATTGACTAATGAATTAATTAATTTTAAAACTAAGGAGCAATACTTAAATAGTGATTTTAATGATAAGAATAATATGAAGAAGTGGCTAAAATCTCAAACTTCAGAGAAAGCTCAAAAGTATTGCAAAGAATTATTAATCAAAAGAAAAGAAGTTAAAAATCTTACCTATTCACCAACTCAAGTTGAGCTTAGAACAATCATGGCGCCATCTATTATATCTTATAATACTATATTTAAAGATTATTATGACATTTGTTCATCTATTGGTCTAGAGAATAAATTCATTCATCCTAATCTTGTAGGAGATCATTTCAAAAATAAATTAACAAACAAAGATACAATCTATGTTGATACTCGCGAGCAAAGCTGGCTTAAATTCAATACGCCTTTTGAAATTAAGACTCTTGGATTTGGAGATTATGCTTGCTCAAATGACAATTGTGGATGTTTTATAGAAAGAAAAAGTCTTAGCGATTTTATTAGTACTCTTAGCGTCAAGAACTTTGACAGATTTAAAAATGAAATAGAGAAGGCTAAAAAGAATAACTCTTATATCATAGTTACGGTAGAAGAAAAATTGACAAGCGCTTTAAGTTTCCAATATCTTCCTCATATTAGTAAAAAAATAAAAGCAACACCAGAATATATATTCCATAACGTGCGAGAACTTCTTCAAAGCTATGATAATTTACAATTTTTATTTGTTGATGGTCGAGGAGAGATGACTAGAATAATTGAATCTATTTTTGCAAGTAATTGTTTTTATAAGAAGATAGATCTTCAATTAGCCTATGACATGAAAATTTTATGATATATTGTCCAGACAAATATTTAAGAGAAGTCAAGGATGTTAATGCTCAGTTATCTCAGCTTAAGGGGTTTCTTAATGATAAAGAAGCTAAAATTACTTTAGCTAAATTTCTTAGAGCTAATCTTGGGTTTACAACAGAACTTATTAGTGGAGTTAAGCTAGCTCCATATCAAGAATTACATCTTAAAGCCATGATGAATAGAAATTTTAATATGTGCGTATTTGGTCGTGGATGCGGTAAATCATTTATGGCAGCAGTATTTTGTTTTCTTCAATGCGTATTTGAACCTAACACTAAAATTCTTATTGCTGGTCCAACATTCAGAACAGCAAGATTTATTTTTAATAATCTCGAAAAGATTGTAGAAAGTCCCGGAGCAGAATTATTATCTCAATGCTTTGGAGCGAAAGCCAAAAGAAACGATCAGTTTGAATGGCAAATAAATGGTGGAAGTATTGTAGCTATTCCTCTTAACGGAGAAAAGATCCGAGGTTTCCGCGCTAATATTCTTGTTCTTGACGAGTTTCTTTTGCTTCCAGAAGAAATTATTAAAAACGTTTTGATGCCATTCTTAGTAGCTCCACAAAACATGAAAGAGCGAATGGAAATTCGTGAGTTTGAAGACAAGTTAATATCAGAAGGACTCATGCAAGAAAAAGATAGAATGGTATTCGAAAATACAAGTAAGATGATTGCTCTTTCATCTGCAAGTTATACATTTGAAAATCTTTATAAAACTTATAATGAATGGTGCGAGAAAATTAATAGTCCAGAAAGAGGTGAAGCCACATACTTTGTAAGTCAATTAAGTTACGAAGCTCTTCCAGAAGAAATGATTGACAAAACAATTATTGAAGAAGCTCAAGCTGGTGGATCAAGTCATAGTGGATTTCTTCGAGAATATTGCGCGCAGTTTACAGATGGTAGTGATAGTTATTTTAATGCAAAAAAGATGGAAGAATGTACATTAAAAACTGGAGAAGCACCTCATACCTTAATGAAGGGCGATCCTAAGAAAAAATATATTTTAGGGATTGATCCTAATATGAGCGATAGTCCCAATGCAGATTATTTTGCTATGGCAGTTATGGAATTAGATGAAGAAAAAGGCCAAGGTATTTTAGTTCATACTTATGCAGGTCTTGGTAATTTAAAAAATCACGTTAATTATCTTTATTATATTTTAACTAATTTTAATATTGTATTTATGGTTCTTGATAATGCTGGCGCTGATACATTTTTATCTGCATGCAATCAATCTACTTTATTTAAAGACAATAGATTGGAAATTAAAACATTAGATATAGATTCAGAATTAGAAGGTATAGATTACGATTTAATGATTAAAAACGCCAAAAATAAATATAATTTAGATGATAAAAGAATAGCCTTTAATCAAGTATTTACAAGCAATTTTATTCGTAAAGCAAATGAATATCTACAAGCTTGTATTGATTACAAAAGAGTATGGTTCGCAAGCAGAACAGCGTCAGATGAAGCCTCATTTAATCAAACAATAAGTTTAAATCTACCATTAGATTTAATGAAAGTGGATGATAAGAAGGATTGGACAGCTTTAGATTTTATTGAAAATCAAGACGATTTTATCTATCAAACTAAAAAACAATGCGTATTAATTGAACATTCTGCCACTAGCCGTGGTACTCAAAGTTTTGATTTACCTCAACATTTAAAAAGAAGTGCGTCCGCAAATAAGGCCAGAAAAGATAATTATTCAGCATTTATGTTAGCAAATTGGGCCGTAAAGTGCTATAATGATATGATGAGCGTACAGATCGTACAGGCAGAAGCGACTTTTTCGCCTATTATGATCAGATAATGTGTAATATTTAATAATAAAAATGGCCAAAAAATCTAAAAAAGAAGAAAAAATCGTAAAAAGTGAAGAAATCCAACCTCTAATGGTATCAGATGCTTCTACTTACGAAACAAAAGCTGCATCCTACGGATCAGACTCTTCGGATTCTTCTCATACTCAAACCAGAAGAAATGTATCAGCAGATATTACTAGAACAGATAGATATAGGAATATTGATAGTGGGTTAATTCCTTTTAGATATTCAACTGGCATATCTAATAGCTCTAATATGAATGTCCGTGACGCGGTCATTCTCTGTCAAAAATGCTATTATAACTTTGCAGTGTTTAGGAATACTATTGATTTAATGACAGAATTTTCTTGTAGCAATATTTATTTCAAAGGTGGAAGTCAAAAGAGTAGAGATTTTTTTAGTGCATGGTTAAAGAAAATAAATATATTTGATTTGCTTGATCAATTTTTCCGTGAATATTATCGAAGTGGCAATGTATTTATTTATCGTTTTGATACAAAAATTAAACCAGAAGATGTTAATAAAATTACTCAAACCTTTGGATTATCTGCAAAAGCTGCGGATGTTATGTTGCCAGCAAGATATAATATTATTAATCCTGCCGACGTTCAACTTGGCGGAACAATCAATTTCTCAGTAGGAAGATATTATAAAATTTTAACAGATTATGAATTGGAAAGATTAAAAGCTCCAAAGACTCCAGAAGATAAAGAAGTATTAGAAAGTTTACCAATAGAAACACAAAGACTTATTACAAAAACTAGAGTTGGTATTCTAACCCTGCCATTAGATCGAGATAGACTTTGCGCTGTATTTTATAAGAAACAAGATTACGAGCCATTTGCAGTTCCAATGGGATTCCCAGTTCTTGAAGATATTAACTGGAAAGCAGAAATGAAAAAGATGGACATGTCTATTGCTCGCACAATGCAACAAATAGTTCTACTAGTAACAATGGGAACAGATCCAGATAAAGGTGGAGTTAATCAAAAGAATCTTGAAGCAATGCAAAACTTATTTACAAATCAAAGTGTTGGTCGCGTTCTTATTGCAGATTATACAACAAAAGCTCAATTTGTTATTCCAGAAATCGGCAACTTAATGGGACCAGAAAAATATGAAGTTGTAGATAGAGATATTTTAGTTGGTTTAAATAATATTCTAATTGGAAATGATAAGTTTGCTAATGGAAGCATGAAGGTACAAGTATTTATTGAAAGGCTCAAACAATCTAGAGAATCTTTCTTAAATAATTTCTTGTATCCAGAAATTAGAAGAATTAGTAGGGATCTCGGATTCAAAAATTATCCAACTCCATTCTTTGAAGATATTGATCTTAAAGATGATGTTCAATATTCTAGAATTTTTACAAGATTAATGGAACTTGGTATCTTAACTCCAGAAGAGGGTCTCGCTGCAATTGAATCTGGAAAACTTCCACAAACGGAAGAGTCAATTGCGTCTCAAGAAAAATTTAGAGAATTAAAAGATCAAGGTCTTTATCAACCACTTATTGGAGGAGCTAAAATTGGATCAGAACCCGGCAGACCATCAGGATCAACTGGAATTCCTCAAAGCACAAAAAACATTAATCCAAAAGGTCAAGGTAAACAATCTAAAGCCTCACTATTTAATATAGAAAAAATTAAAGATAATTTCGTTCTTGCTTCAAGATTACAAGAAAAAGTAGAAGCATCTTTAAGAGAAAGACATTCTCTTCGCAAACTATCTAAACAACAAAAAGAAGTTGCATTTGAAATAGTAAAAATTATTGCTTCAAATGAAAATCCAGAAGTCTGGGATTCTGTTGTAAATGAATATGTAAAAAATCCTAAAGATAAAAATCTCGATAAAATTTCTAATATTGAGAGTATAGCTATAGAGCATGGATTAGACACTTATGTTGCTAGTATTCTTTATCATAGCAAAAAATCCGAGGATATAACAAATGGCTGATAATTTAATTCGCGGCAAACAACTTAATCAAGCAGATTTATCTGGAACAATTCAAAATTTTATTACTTCTGCATATTTAGGATCATTAACAGGAAGTTTCGATCAAATTTATGCAACAAATATTGTTTATAACACTGGAGATCAACCAGTTAGTGGGATAAAAATTTTTGGTGCAAATAATAATTATAGTGGAGCTCACGTTGTTATAGGTGGAGGTAGTGGAAATTTAGCTTCTGGAGATTACGCAATTGTTGTTGGAGGATGTAGAAATATAGCGGGAGGAAGCAACTCAACTATTGGCGGAGGAAGAAACAATTGCGCAACAGCAAACTACTCAAATGTTGGCGGAGGACTTGGAAATTGTGCAACAGGATTCGCCTCAACTGTTGGTGGAGGAAGAGAAAATTGCGCAACAGCAGCTTATGCAAATGTTGGCGGAGGAAGAAACAATTTCGCAACAGCAAACTACTCAAATGTTGGCGGAGGACTTGGAAATTGTGCAACAGGATTCGCCTCAACTGTTGGTGGAGGAAGAGAAAATTGCGCAACAGCAGCTTATGCAAATGTTGGCGGAGGATGTGGAAATTGTGCAACAGCAGCTTATGCAAATGTTGGCGGAGGAAGAAACAATTTCGCAACAGCAAACTACTCAAATGTTGGCGGAGGACTTGGAAATTGTGCGGCAGGAAACTGCTCAAATATTGGCGGAGGACAATCTAATTGTGCATCAGGGGACTCCTCGACTATTGGTGGAGGATGTAGTAATCGTGCACTAGGAGATTGTTCAACCGTTGCTGGAGGAAGACTCAATGTTGTATCTGGAATTTTTTCAACCGTTGGCGGAGGATCTTATAATTGTGCACTGGCAAATTTTTCATTTGTTGGTGGAGGATATAGAAATTGTGCATTAGGAGATTGTTCAACTGTTGGTGGAGGGCGTATAAATCTTGCAATAGGAAGCCGCTCAACTGTTGGTGGAGGAGCTGGTAATTGTGCATCAGGAAATTTTTCAACTGTTGATGGAGGAGTCGCTAATTCCGCATTAGGAAATTATTCAAATGTTGATGGAGGGTATTCACATCGTGCAATAGGAAGTTTTTCAACTATTGGCGGAGGATTTTTTAATTATGCAGTAGGAAATTATTCGAATGTTGGTGGAGGAAATTCAAATTGTGCATTAGGAAATTGCTCAACTGTTGGTGGAGGAAGAGGAAATTGTGCATCAGGAGTTTCTTCAACTATTGGGGGTGGATCTTTTAATCGTGCACTAGGAGGCTTTTCAATTATTGGTGGAGGAAGATATAATTGTGCATTAGCAAACTGTTCAACTGTTGGCGGAGGATATAATAATCGTGCACTAGGAGTTTATTCAAATGTTGGTGGAGGATGTCGTAATATTGCATCAGGAACTTTTTCAAATGTTGGTGGAGGAAATGCAAGTTGTGCATTAGGAAATTTTTCAACTATTGGCGGAGGATATAATAATATTGCATGTGGAATTTCTTCGACCGTTGGCGGAGGAACTACTAATACTGCATGTGGAGCAGCTTCAACTATTGGTGGAGGAAGCTGTAATCGTGTACTGGCAGATTCTTCATTTGTTGGTGGAGGATTTAGAAATTGTACACAAGGAACTTGTTCAACCGTTGGCGGAGGATTGTGTAATTTTGCATCAGGAATTGGTTCAACCGTTGGCGGAGGATATAATAATCGTGCACTAGGAGTTTATTCAAATGTTGGTGGAGGATGTCGTAATATTGCATCAGGAACTTTTTCAAATGTTGGTGGAGGAAATGCAAGTTGTGCATTAGGAAATTTTTCAACTATTGGCGGAGGACAATCTAATTGTGCATCAGGGAACTCCTCGACTATTGGTGGAGGATGTGGAAATCGTGCACTAGGAGATTGTTCAACCGTTGCTGGAGGAAGACTCAATGTTGTATCTGGAATTTTTTCAACCGTTGGCGGAGGATTTAGTAATTGTGCTTTCGGAGATTTTAGTTACATTATTGGAGGTAGATGTTCTACTGTAAGCGCTCTTCATAGTGGATCAGCAGTTCTTGGAGACGGCCAGAATCGTGCTCATAATTCTTCTAGCGCCCACTCTTTAACGCTAGATTTTGATAGTGGCATATATTTCGCAAAACCAGATATATATAACAGTGTTAACTTTAGAAATTCTGGAATATTTTCTCTTTCTGGCGCAGTAGCCGCAGGATTACCAAATAATCCCCTTTCAGTAGTTGGCAGTGGAAATACTTATCTTCAATTAAATATCCAAAATAGAGCAACTGGTTTACTTGCTAGCGCAGATTTGGTTATCACAGCAAACAATGGAACAGATTCTAGTAACTTTATTAATCTTGGTATAAATAATAGCGGATATAATGATCCTACCTATACAAATGGAACTGGATTAGATGGATACTTATTTATTAATGGTGGAAATTTAGATATTGGAACTCAAACACCTAATACTGCCATAGAATTTCACGCTGGAGGAACTACGCTTGAAAGTACAATAGCAAGAATAAGTCAATCTGGATTAAATGTTGTTAGTGGTAATTTAACAGTAAATAATACTGGCGTTCTTTTGACCGGACAAGCCGTAGCATCAAATGGTTCAATCAATTCAATTATTAGATTAACTCAAGCAGCTTATAATGCTTTATCTCCAAAAAACGCCAATACTTTTTATGTAATAGTAGGTTAAGATGTTAGATCAAATTTCTAATGTTTACGTTGGATCAGATATATCTAATAGATTATATTCGGTGAATGATTTAGTTTGGCCAGATACAACAGGAAATCTTTGGAAAGTAATTGATAATCCTTATAACAAAACAATAAGTAATTTTAATGTTACTTATGTTGGTGGTCAAGTTGATATTAATTGGGGTGCAGTTATTAGTGGAAATATATCTAGTGCCACAAATATAAATCATACATTTTCTGGTATTACAAGATCAGGGATTTCAGTTATTTCAAAAAATGGAGCAAGTATTACACAAATAAATTGTGGCACAAGTTCTCCGAAATTAAGTGGAATTATTAATTTATCTGCTTTTCCTAATTTGCAGCAATTCAGATGCAATAACAATGATATAACTGCAATTAGTGGATATGAAAATAATAGTAATTTGATAATTTTTCAGTTTCAAACAAACCAAATCACAGGATCCATTCTGAGTTTGACTGGATTAACTAATTTACGAGATTTTTATTGCTTCTCAAACCAAATCACAGGACCAATTCCAAGTTTAAGTGGGTTAACTAATCTGCAAGATTTTGCTTGCTACTCAAACCAATTCACAGGACCAATTCCAAGTTTAAGTGGGTTAACTAATTTGCGACTTTTTCGTTGCCACGATAACCAAATCACAGGATCGATTCCAAATTTAAGTGGGTTAAATAATTTGCAAAATTTTTATTGCTACTCAAACCAACTCTCAGGATCGATTCCAAATTTAAGTGGGTTAACTAATTTGCGAGATTTTCGTTGCAACGATAACCAAATCACAGGATCGATTCCAAATTTAAGTGGGTTAAATAATTTGCAAAATTTTGTTTGTTATTCAAATCAACTCACAGGATCGATTCCAAATTTAAGTGGGTTAAATAATTTGCAAAATTTTTATTGCTACTCAAACAAATTAACAGGCTTTGTAAGTGGTGAAGTTTCTAATACATTAGGCAATTTTCAAGCGCAGGATAATGAATTAAGGTCTACT